GATTTTTCAAACGGCAAGGGGGTGACGATGGTTTCGTTATCGGCCAGGCCGGCGCGCCAGGCCATGAACAGCCAGTGTCGGCATTTGCGGTATTCGCCCAGGCGCCAGCGCCGCCAGTTCTGCGGCGAGGGCTGTTCGCTTCGATCCTTGAGCCATCTTTCATAACGTTTTTGTGTGGTCGCATCCGGTTTTTCTCTCGATAACGGCAGCAGCAAAAAAGGCAAATGCAATAACAATGCCAGCCTGCTTGCCGGTTTTTCGTAGCCCCAGGCGCGGTATTGCCGCCGCAGCAGCGGCGTTAAAATGAAACGGTCGCGCGCACTGACGAATTCCGAATAGCTGTGGCTGGGAATCTCTTTGTCGAAGCCGCTGACGCGCTTCGATTCCGGGCGGTTCCACCATTGCATACCATTGAAGGTGCTTTGCAGCAGGCAATCGTCCCAGTTGATCTCCAGCCAGCGCGCCAGCGCCGCCATCAACGCCTTGGGATAGGCATGAAGGTCTTCGAGCTTGATCGCCGCCGCCGGCACTTCGTCTGTAGGAAAATATGGCCGGTAGCCGTTTACCCGGTGGATTTCGGCGAACATCTGGTAGTCGTTGAGAATCTGGGCAAGGCCGCGCTGTAATCCATCGAACATCCACCAATCGCTTTTGCTGGCGGCCAGGCGCATCATCGAGCCGAGATTGCGCAGCGGCTCGCGCACCGTGTGGATGATATGGAATTTCGCAAAATCCTCGCGCATCTGCTGCGCGTAGGTATGTTGCAGCGAATGGATGGGATATAAAATCCACACTGCATCGGCCAGCGGCCTGGGCTGCGGGCGGGCGGCATGATAGGCCAGAAACACGCCGGCGATGAAATGCTTGCGGCGCGCATGCGCCGGCAGCGCTGCGTGCGGGCCGTAGAGTGTTTCAAAATTCTCGAGGAATTCCATCATATCGACCACCAGCGGCGCATCGCGGTTGGGCCCCATCTGGTGCAGGCCAAGCCCCACCGCATTGTCGTTGGTCAGCGCAAATTCGCGGTCGAACCAGTAGGGGAAGCGGGCGAAAAGCGCCTTTACCAGCTCCGGAAAGGGCAGGTGGCCATGCTCCTCGAAAAACGGGTAAAGCGGCAGGGCATACAGGCCCGGCAGCGACACGATCTCCGGATGGTCGTCGAGCAGGCTTTGCAGGAAAGTCGAGCCGCTGACGCCGTAATTCTGCACGGCCACCAGCCCGCGAATGGCGGGCAACGGGCGGGCGTCGGCGGCGGGCGATTGCGTCATGAAACTACGGAATGGCTGGGGGTTGTACGGATCAAGCACTAGCCCTTCGTCGCTTTTCTTTCAAGTGCCCATTTGCCCGCCGCCGGGCAGCGATGGCCGGGCGCGGGGAGAAGATGGTTGCAATTTCGCGCGGCAAACGCTAATTAATCCGGCTCTCGCCTAAATATGCCGTCTTAGCTCAGTTGGTAGAGCGGCGCATTCGTAATGCCTACAGCGGCTACGGTGGCTCAGGTAGAAAGGTTTGTGAAGACAAGGAGTTGTGAAAAAGGGCGGTCACTGATATTGGAGCCGTATCAGCACGGTGTCAGCGACAGGCTTGGAATAGTTTGGTAATGTTTGTTGATGTGCCGCAGTAGCTCAGTTGGTAGAGCACCTCATTCGTAATGAGGGGGTCGGGAGTTCGAGCCTCTTCTGCGGCACCATTTTCAAGGCCAAGTGCAGCGAAATTACGGCTGCCATCCGGGGACAATGATATATTGCTGGGACGGTTGATTGCAGTGACTAACGCGATACGCAACATTGCATTAAAATATTCTTAATCGAGACATGCTATTGACATTTCGGCTGGATAGATAAACAGCCGTGTGGCATAGTGTGTGCATATCTGTCGGGAAAATATGGCAAAAGCTGAACAAATCATTGAGTTATTGAAAAGTCACATTACGGGTGACGATCATCGCTTTTTTGCCATTGCGATGCAGGTTGCCGCGCATGAGGCGCAGCAGGGGCATGAAAAATTAGCCCAGGAATTAAAAATGCTGATTGATAAGGCGAAAGAAAAGCAATCCGCAATCAAAACTCAAACCTCGATTGTGAGCATTGTCCAGCCGAAAGGGGAGCTGGCTAATTTGCTCTCGGCGGAATACACGGACATTACCTTCGCGCGGCTTACTTTTTCCGATGGAATCACAAAACGATTTAAGCGCATCATCCGCGAGCAACAGCAGCAGCACGCGCTTTCAAAGCATGGCTTAAGCGCGAGAAGAAAAATCCTGCTTTATGGACCTCCTGGCACCGGCAAAACGATCACCGCTTCCGCGCTGGCAGGTGAATTGAAGCTCCCGTTATTCACTATCAGGCTAGACGGTCTGATCACAAAATTCATGGGCGAAACCGCTGGTAAATTGCGCACGATTTTTGACACAATGAAAACCACCCGCGCGGTTTATTTCTTTGACGAATTCGATGCGATCGGCGGTGATAGACATTTAGGCAATGACGTTGGTGAAATTCGGCGCGTATTGAATTCCTATTTGCAGTTCATGGAACAGGATCAATCGGAGAGCCTTATTTTAGCAGCCACCAATTATGTAAAACTGCTTGATACGGCGCTCTTTAGGCGTTTTGACGACGTTATCGAATACGGACTACCCGACAAAGATCAGATCGAGCGCGTCATCCGTAATCGCTTGCATGGCTTCAAGCTGAAATCATCTATCAAGTGGGAAAACATTGTGGTGGAAGCCGAAGGATTAAGCCACGCCGAGTTGACGCGCGCTTGCGACGAGGCGGCAAAAGAATCGATCCTTTCCAAGTTGGCGGCTGTTTCTGAAAAATTGCTGTTGGAGGCAATTCAAGAGAGAAAACATGCTGGCACCCAACATAACAAATAAACTGTTGGGGCTCGATGCCGATCCGTACTCATTTACCGCATATCTATCTACCTGCCGCTCTTGAGCGGACAGATTTCACGCCTGTCACACGCAATATCGGCGAAGGGGAGCCGCTAACCGCAAGGCAGCACCGTTATCTCCATGCCAACCAGCTGACGGCAGAACTCGACACGGCCGTGCGGCAGCGCATTGAGATGATTCAAAGCCTGCGCGTTCCCGACCAGGAAATAGTGCCGGGCGTTTGCCTGGATATTCAAGGATCGGCAATGCATCCGCTCGACCTTGACGCGTTGGAAAATCGCGCCTCCCGAAATTCTCCCATTGAGTTATTGAACGTGCGGGTAACCGACGGCAATTTGAAAGCCACTATTTTTGTGCCTGAAAAACGGCTCGCATCACTGAAAGCCAGGATCGCAAAATACGGCGACGAATCAGTTGATCCTGCGGGAACGAAAGGATCGACTATTTCCATCGATTCGATCGAGGCGTTAAAGCTGGCCGATCTCAATTCATTTTGGATGGAAGCAACCGATCTCCCTACCGATAAGAACCGCGCCTATGTGTGGGAAGCCTGGCTAAGAAAAGGCGCTATCGATGCGCTAAGAGCCAAAGAAGATGCGCTCGGCGTCAAGGTTTCCGCTCATTCGCTGAATTTCCAGGAATGTGAAATCTGCCTGCTTACATCCTCCCTTAATACACTGGCGATGCTGCAAATCGCGGCAGCACCGCTGGTGGCCTTTCGCTACCGGGAAGAAGCGCCGAGCTTTTTCACCAGCCTTTCACCGGCAGAGCAAGCGGGTTGGGCAGAAAATCTGCAAGCGCGGCTGCAATCAGCACCACAAGATGCACCGGCAGTATGCGTGCTTGATACCGGCGTGCGGAATTCAAATAGGTTGTTGGCGTCCTCGTTAGCGGATGGCGATTGCGATACTTATGATACAACGTGGGGCAAGGATGATTCTCATGGTCATGGTACAGAGATCGCCGGGCTTGCCTTAATCGGGGATTTAACGTCGGTGCTCGCCGGTAATGAAGCCGTGACGCTTAAGCATCGGCTCGAGTCAGTAAAGATATTGCCGGTATCGGGACAGAACCCCGAGGAATTATACGGCTGGATTACCCAGGAAAGCGTTTCGCGCGCTAAAATTAATGCACCCCGGCGCAAACGCGTCCTCTGCCTTGCGGTCACGAATCCGGGTAAAAACACAAACGGCAGGCCGACCGCCTGGTCTGCGACGATCGATAAACTCAGCATGGGCGTGGGCGCTGGTTCTGATTTTCTTATCGATGATGAGGATAAGAAGCTCTTTGTCGTATCCGTCGGCAATATTCGCGATAACCTACAACATGGAGAATATTCGGCCAGGAACGATGTTGAGCCGGTGGAAAATCCGGCGCAATCATGGAATGCCTTAAGCGTCGGCGGCGCTACCTTCAAAACCTTTAGCGAAGAAAGAGGTTTGGACGGTTGGAGCCTGGTCGCCGGTAACGGGGATATTTCCCCCACCAGTCGAACGTCGGTAGGCTGGGACGAAAAGGATTGGCCGATCAAGCCGGATATTGTTCTCGAAGGCGGTAACTGTGTTTCCGATGGCACTTTAGTTTCGCATGACGCGGATCTCGGGCTGCTCACTACCGGACGCGACATACCGCTAATCTATACCTGCGAAACCAGCGCTGCCACGGCGCAGGCGGCGCGCATGGCGGCGACATTGCAAGCCGAGTATCCCGATTACTGGCCGGAGACAATTCGTGGGCTGCTGGTACACAGCGCCCGCTGGAATGATGCGATGTACCGCGACAAGCGGTTTAACCAAATGCTGGCGGGGGATAAAGAAAATCTACTGCGGCGATTTGGCTATGGCGTTCCCGATCTCGGCATAGCGCAATATAGCGCATCTAACAGAGCATGTTTGATTGCACAGCATCATATTCAGCCTTTTACCCGTGGCGATGATGACAGAAATGCCGGATACATGGATATGAATATCCATACCCTGCCGTGGCCTTCCGATTATTTGAAAGAAAATGGCACGGTCAAAGTATGGCTGCGAGTTACGCTTTCTTATTTTATTGAACCGAACCCAGCGGAAAGGTTGCCGACGCAAAAATACAGTTACGCATCGCACCGGCTGAAATTCGAGTTGCAGCGTCCTCTTGAAACCCCTGACATTCTGCGCCAGCGCGTGAATAAAAAGGATCGCCCGGAGGGAGTTAAATTTGAATCTGTCGATAGCACGAATAAATGGCAGCTAGGCGCTAATAGCCGCAACAAAGGCTCTGTCGTTTCCGATGTATGGGTAGGCACGGCAGCGGAGTTGGCCGATCAGAATACCCTGGTCATTATCCCCGAGGGCGGATGGTGGAAATACCGGAAGCACCTCAAGCGAGGCGATCAGAAGGCGCGCTACTCGTTGATCGTTTCTTTGGAAACTGAAAACCAGGAACTCGATATTTATACGAAAATCGCCAACAAGATCGCCGTTCCTACCGAAATCACCACCCGTTAGAAAACTGAATTCTGCCTTTTGACTATAAAAACATTATCCCGTTATTTTACTACGCGCAGCTGCGCCCGTTCGCCTGCAGGCGGCAGTGAGCTTTCCGGTAACTTCGCCGCTGCGATCTTGGCGCTGATATCTTCCGCCGCCTTGCGCAGGTGGTCGGTGGCAAGGTGCGCGTAGCGCAGTGTCGTCTGCGCCTGTGTGTGGCCGAGCAGCGCGCCGATCATCGGTAATGAGTAGCCGAGCGAATTGGCAACGCTGGCATGGCTGTGGCGCAGGTCGTGCATGTGCAGATTGGTGGTGATGCCTGCGGCCTTTTTGATGCGATCCCATGCCTTCTTCGTGCAGGTCAGCGGCTGGCCGGGACATTTTTCGCTCACCACGACATACGGGTTGCCTTCGATGCGCTTCAGGCCGCGCAGCACCTGCTCAATGAAGGGCGTGACGAACAGCGTCTTCGGGCGCTTCTCCTTCGTGGCACCCTTCGGCAGGCGGATCACCTTGTTCTCCAGGTCGATATATTCCCACTTCAGGTGTTTCGCTTCTCCCGGCCTGCAGCCGGTGTGCATCATGATGCGCAACATGGCCAGCAAGTAAGGGCTTTCCGTCAGCTTGCGCTCGGCGTCCTGCATGGCCGCTTCCAGCGCGGCAAATTCTTCGTCGCTCAGAAAGCGCTCGCGGTGATTTTCAGGATATTTTTCCACACCGAAGCAGGGATTGGTATTGCGGTCGCGGTAGCCCCACAGCTCGGCCTTGCTGAGCATGGAAGACAGCGCGCCGACTGCGCGATTCGCTCCCGTTGGCCGGTGCTTGTTTTTCGACATAAATTCTGCCACGTCGCGGTGCGATATGGAGCGGATTTTCATGTTGCCGAAATAAGGAAGCAGCATGCTATCGAGCTTCTGCCGGTTACTTTCATGCGTCGCTGGGCGGTTGCGAACGGCACTGTGCTCTTCCATGAAACGCTCCGCGACGTCTCTGAAGGTGGGCTGCTCACGTAGAATGCCTTCGTGCTCCACCGGGTCTTCGCCCTTCGCAATGCGATAGCTGAGGTCTCTGGCGATTTCGCGTGCTTGCTCGATGGTAAACTGACCGTACTTGCCGATTGTCTTGCGGCGCGCACGGTGGTCAGCATTGCGGTAGTTCAAGATCAAGGATTTGCAGCCGGCTGGCGTAATGACCAGGCCGAAGCCGTTTACCTCGCTGTCCCATATATACTGCAGTTTGCCGGTGCCGGTTGCGGCATCTGCTATTTTTTTTGTCAATTTAAGGTTTGCCATAGGTCTCTCCTTTTGCTGGCGGTTGATACCGATGACACACATGAGTGGAAACGCCGCGATCTCAAGTCATTTGTCCGCATTGTCAGGAGATTTTTCTATTGATGTTTCAATATGTTCATGACTGCTGGCGGTGCTTCTGTCCTGGGTGGTGGAACGGAAAAGATGCTGCTGTTCGAAATCGAGGACGCCATGCCTGCCGAGCATGGGGTAACGCACTTTAGCTTTCGGGCCGGGGCCTGTTTTCATGTATAGAGGCCCGCCGCCGGTGAACCGCCAGTTGTTGAGGCAGCTGATTGACAATTCCCACCGTTTCGCCAGCGTCTCCGGGCGCATGAAAACATTATCGGTGATGACGTGCAGGCCGTGATCCAGAAAATACCGCTGCATTGCCTCAAGGATAATAGGAATGTCGGTGGCTTTGAGCGCATCCAGGTCAATCGTCCGCATCTCTGCCTCCGGCGACGCGCACGCACATGCGCAGCATCACGAGCACGTCCTCATGGAATTCGGGCGGAATTCGATTGAGGCAACGCAGGAACCGAAGCGTCGCCGGTGGGATCGTCTCGAACGGCACCTCATCGGATTCAGGAAAAAAGACGCGCACCGATACATCGAAAAGGCGGGCGAACTGGAAGACGCGCCCGGCGCTCATGCGGTTGTTCCCGCGCTCATATTTATGAATCTGTTGGAAGGAAAGACCGGCTTCGCGCCCGAGCGCCGCCTGGCTGATGCCGGACGTAACACGCAGCACTCTGAGCTTCTGCGAGGCGTACAGATCAATTTTTTTTGGGTCGGTCATGGCCGCGCCCCGTAAAAATTGTCGTACAGCTCATTCCGGCACTGCGGGTAGACCCATTCGGGAATGCAAATGCCTCCCTCGCAGCATCCGCTGATCCAGTTAATGATCAGCCAGTCAAAGAACAGAGCGAAAAGGCAAAGAAGAAAGCCGGTGACGATGTAGAAGAATGCGCGTTGCCAGGTCAGTTCCGCGCACCATTTCTGCAATTTTTGTTTGATACCCATAAGCGCACACCTCCATAAAAAAGTGCTTATGGGTGGTATTCGCTAGCACGTTATGCAATTTTCTGTCTATAGAAAAATTGCATCAAAAAGAAAAGTTTGGGGGCTAGTTGGGTGTTTATTGCCGCAGCGGCAAAAGATTAAAAATGGTCAGCCGCGCTTGACGTGGAGGATGGGATAAACGGCTTTTACTTTGGCATCCAACGCCACGGCGGAGCCTGGCGAATGCAGCAGATAATGCCCTTTCTTCGATCCCTGCGTGGGCCAGCAAATCAGCTTGTCTCCGCGTTTTTTAGTATCCAACTCCACCACGCATTCCCGCTCGAGGAAAAGCCGTGCGTTGGACTGAGGTTCGCTGTCGAAATAAAGAATATCGCCATTGCCATGAGAGGGGATCAGGTGATTACCCTTTATCTTAAGCGCCTTGCTGGTTGGCGGCAGGCCGGAGATAAGCTCTACCGGCTCCCATTCTTTCTGCGGCAGGTCTTTCACGAAGTGTTTCCACTTCACGATACCGACGATCGGAACGGTAGGGAAATCGACGCCGTCTGCATCCAGGTCATCCGGGCTGCAGCCAAGGGCAGCCGCTAGTTTTATGCGGTATTTTTCAAACGTGGCGATCTCGCCCGATTCGATACGGCAAAGCGTCGAATACGGTATGTCGATCATCTCCGCGAGCCTTCTTTGCGAGAGGCTGCGCATACGGCGGCGGGCTGCAATATTGTTTGTAGTCATGCATTATTTTTGCCGCAGCGGCAAAATGAAGTCAAGAACTATTACGCAACTTTTGTATTGACAATAAATTGCATTATATGATTTTAGGGAGATGAAACTTAAACGATGGCTCAAACTTGTCGGCATGAAACAAACCGAACTTTCGGCGATTGTTTCCTGCCCGATATCAAGCATTAGCCGGCACATAAGGCATGGCCGCGTCCTAACCCCTGAGGTGGTGGTGCGTATTTATTTCCTTACGCAGGGCGAAGTCAGGCCGGACGACTTTTACGACCTGGATACCATTCCACCCGATATCAAGAAGCTGTTGAAAGCGGCGAAGGCTGCCCGCCACCGTCTTTCACTCCGGCAGGGCTTTTCTGCCTCCGATACGGAATCGCAGGTAGAGGCGCCGCATGAATGATGATTACGAATCACTCCCGCCGCGCCGGGCCAACCATACTGTCGACTTCGTATTCGAAGGGTTCCGCTTCCAACTCACCATCGGCTATTACCGCGATGGGCGTATTGGGGAGGTATCTCTAGCGGGCCCGCGCAGCGGCACCGCCCTCTCTCACATAGCGGCCGATTCTTGCGAACTGATTACGGAGCTTCTGCATCGCTACGTTAGCGTGGAGACGCTTACGGAACTGATCCGGCGCAAGGAAGACGGCAACGCGGAATCCATTATAGGCGAGATTATTCTGCAACTGGCGCAAAGCCCCTAAGGAGGCTTTATGCCAGCGCCACCCCCCTACATGCGATTCTATCCCGACGTTTATCTCCGCGACACCATCGGCCTGACCGTGGAAGAGCAAGGCGTTTACATGCGCCTTCTCTGTGAGATGTGGCAGCATGGCGGGAAGATTACCAATGACGACCGCATCATAGCCAAAGCCCTCCTGATCCATCTGAATAAATGGCGGAAGGTGAAGCCACAGCTGATGCCGTATCTTTCCGAACATTCGCCTGGCTACCTAACCCAGAAAAAACTGCGCGAAGAGTATAAATTTTCGTCGGGGGTAATGCGTGTATTAAAGAAGGAGACCCCCCAGGTATCTACGGGAGTAACCTCCCCAGTATCCCCCCAGGTAACCCAGGGGGTAACCCCCCTAGTGAATCAAACCGGGGCGGCACCCGGTGAACAGGAAATCTCCAATGGTTTCCAGCCGGTTGCCTGGCTGCCGGAAGGCGGCGTCGCGCGGGCGCTCGCGCGCGCGTTAGATCAATCAAAATCTAAATCAAAACAAAATAAAAATTATAGACATCTAGAGGATGGCGGCGGTGAAAACTGTGGACAACTCGAATTTGAGGAAAGCACCCGCCGCTTCGTCCTCGAGGTCATTGAAGCGTTCGAAGCGCACCGCCTCCAGCCGCCGCCCGACTACGATGTGGTGAAGAGCTGGATTGATAACGGCTGCGATCCCTTTCTGCACATCCTGAAGGCCGTGAAAACAACACTCGGCCGGTATCAGCGCGGCGGCGACCCGCCGCAGAGCTGGAGGTATTTCGCCAAGGAAGTCTATCAACTCAAACGGAAGGAGAAATAATCATGGGAAAGCACAAGCGGAAGCAAAGAAAGGGCATGCAGGGGGTGCGGGCGGCCACGCCGGAGGGCTGCCCTCCAACGCCTGAATTCGCGGCAAAGAACACGCTGGAGAAGGTCAAGACCGATCAAGGCAGCTATACCCTGCGCGTGCGCGACAAGCGTCCTATCGACAAATATCACCGGCTCTATTGCATCGACCGTGATCGCGGCATCGGCGAGTACTACCGGCGCGGCATTGACGAAGAACAGTTCCGCGCCGCCGACCGCCTGGCTTGCAATTACGAACGCGGCTTCCCGCGCCTGTCTCTCTCCCCGGACGCGGTGCGCGTGCAGACGACGGTCAATGTGGGGATGTATCCGGTGGAATCGATGTTGAATGCCATCCACACGCATGCGCGCGTGATGAAGGAACTAAGCCGCGGTTCGCAGCAGATCGTCGAGGAAGTCTGCTGCAGCGAAGCGAACCTGATCGATTACGAGGATGCAAAGGGCTGGCGAAAGGGTTACGGCATGATCCGTCTGCGGGAGGCACTGGACGAGTTGGTCGAAGCTTTTAAGGCGTTCGGCAAGCGTGGCGCGGCTTGACCACTACCATCGTGATAAAACGCTATATGGATTACAACTCATTGTAATACAATGTTTTTTCTGTTGACGGTAGGTGCACCTGCATGATAAGAACTTTCGTATGATCCCGTGAAGTGCGACTGAATCAGTCCTTCACTCAACTCCCGCAAAGGCCTCCCTCCCTGCACCGATCCTCCAGATCGGTGCACTCTTTGCGGGAAAACCTGCACGTTTCCACCGAAAGCCTGCACTTTTCGCCCTGAATTTTCCGGCACTCAGACTGACGCGCTGACCGCTTCGCCTCATCGCTTGGAAAGCCGCGCCCACCGCGCGTTTCAGGGGGAGGCTCGCGGGTCCTTCCGGCGGGCAACGTATGCGGGGACGCAACGCCCGGCATTTCGCTAGCCACAGTTCTGAAAAGTCGATTTCGTTTCGTTTTTTTCGTCGCAACACATTGAAATGTAATCATAACCCTATTTTGGAAAACGAAATGCCCCCCTCAAAAAAACGAAATGCCCCCGCAGCCACGCCGGAAACGGCGGCTGTTCTGCGTGTCGAGATGATGCCGATTGATCGGGTTATTCCCTATGCCCGCAACCCGCGCCGCAATGAACACGCGGTAGCAAAGGTAGCAGGTAGCATCAAAGAATTCGGCTTCCGCCAGCCCATTGTCGTCGACAAGGACATGGTGATCATCGCCGGACACACACGCCTTCTGGCCGCGCAGCAGCTCGGCCTGAAATCCGTGCCGGTGCATGTGGCGGAAGGCCTGACCGCCGCGCAGATCAAAGCCTATCGCCTGGCAGACAATCGCACCCACGAAGATGCGGAATGGGACGAAGAAATGCTATCGATTGAACTCGGTGAGTTGAAGGAGATGGATTTCGACCTCGATCTCACCGGCTTCGATCCCGACGAACTGTCGCGGCTGCTCGCTTCCGAACCGGATGCTCTCGGCGATCCCGACGATATACCCGCGCCAGCTGATACAGCGGTTACGCATACCGGCGACCGCTGGATACTGGGCGACCATGTTCTGCTTTGCGGAGATTCGAGCAAGGCGGAAGATGTCGACCGGCTGCTCGGCGGCGCCAAGATTCAGCTGGTGAATACCGACCCGCCCTACAACGTCAAGGTCGAGCCGCGCAGTAATAATGCGATTGCCGCTGGCCTAAGTTCTTTCGGCGCGCTTCACCATCAGTCGCTGGACGTGACGCGCCATCCGGGAAAGTCGAAAGGCACTACAAAAAAGCTGCGCGCGAAAGACCGGCCGCTTGCCAACGACTTTGTTTCCGACGATGCATTTGATCAGTTGCTGCTGGACTGGTTCGGCAACATGGCGCGCGTACTGGAGCCTGGCCGGAGCTTCTACATCTGGGGCGGCTACAGCAACTACATCAATTATCCGCCTGCGCTGAAGGCGACAGAGATGTATTTCTCCCAGGGCATTATCTGGGTAAAGGAACACCCGATCCTCACGCGCAAGGATTTTATGGGTAATCATGAATGCTGTTTTTACGGCTGGCGCGAAGGCGCTGGCCATGAATTCTTCGGGCCGTCGAACGCGGTGGACGTATGGTCGATTAAGAAAGTCACGCCGCAGAACATGGTGCATCTGACGGAAAAGCCGGTCGAGCTGGCGACGCGCGCGATGGAATATTCCTCGCGGCATGGAGAGAACGTCCTCGACCTTTTCGGCGGTAGCGGCTCAACGCTGATCGGTGCCGAGCAGACCGGCCGCAAAGCCTTCCTCATGGAAATGGACATGCTTTACTGCGACGTCATCGTAAAGCGGTGGCAGGAATTCACCGGCCGCGAGGCGAAGCTAGACGGCACCGGCAGAACGTTCAAGGAAACGGCGGCGGAACGGGGCGTTGATCTGACGGAAGAAGAAGAGGAGGAATAATTTTTGAGCGGGATAGAGCAGTAGCAGCTCGCGTGGTTCATTAGCCATGAGGTCGTCGGTGCAATTCCGGCTCCCGCTTCCAATAAAAAACGGCGCCGAGTGGAAACCCGGCGCCGTTTGAGAAGGACGGAAGTCAGGCGGCGATGCGGTACACCCGATCCTTGCCGTCTTCCTTCGTGGAGTTGATGGCCAGCTTGAGCTTTTTGCGCATATTGGCCATCGCACCATGAATGGAATGCTGCTGCCAGTCGGTGGCTTTCACCAGTTGACTCAGCGTTGCGCCTTCTTTCCGCGAAAGCAGGTCGATAATGACCTGTTGCTTGGTGGTCTTTCCGGGTTTTGTCTCGGACTTGCCTGAGGCTTGTCTCGGTTTCGTCCCGGACTTTCCCGGTTTCTTTCCGGAAGGTTTCGGTGAAGCGCCGGATTTTGCCTTGGGCTTGCCCTTGGGTTTGGCCGATGCTTTGGCGGGCTTCTCCGCGCTGGCGGGAGTAGCGATTGCCTTCTGCGCCGACTCGCTCAGAACGTAGATGGTTTTTTTACCTTCTGTTCTGGCGGCGGTCAGCAGGCCGCGCTTAAGCATGCCTTGGATCACCTTTTCGCGCACGGCTGGCATGTGCTTGTAGAATGAATCCAGCTCGTGGATGTCGTTGTGCTTTTTCTTAACGCCTTCTTCGATGATGGCGCGTTGGGTATCGGTAAGGTCAGTCATGGCTTCTTCTCCTTTAAGAAAGTTAAAGAAAATGTCCGTTGCGGACGTCCACATGCAGCCAGCCGTGAAGGGAAACATCAAGCTAAAAGTCGCTAAAATAGCATCATTTTCAATATGTTGCCGTAATTATAAGGCAATCTTTCCCTTGATTCAGACGATATGCGCCCATGTCAAATCCCACCGTCCCTGTCGCCACGCTTGCCAAGCTGTTCAATCTTACCGAACGGCGTATCCAGCAAATGGCAAGAGACGGCGTTATTCCGAAGCCGGAAAAGGGAAAATACGACCTGATCGGCTGCGTTCGGAATTACATCAAGTACCTGCAGGAGCGCGCGGCCGGTCGTGATATCGAACCGCAGGATGCCTATGCGGAACGCGCCAGGCTGATTAAGGCGCAGGCGGACAAAACCGAACTGGAAGTGAAGGCCATGACCGGCGAGGTAATTCCTTCCGAGCAGGCCGAGCTGCTGTGGGCTGGGCTGGTCGCTGCCTTCCGCGCGCGCATGCTGTCGTTGCCGGTGCGCTGCGCGCAGCGGGTAATGAATTTCAGAACCTATCCGGAGGTCGAATCCTGTCTGCGGGAGCATGTGCATGAAGCCTTAAACGAGCTGTCGCGCTATGACCCCGAACAATATAGCAACATCGATATTGAAGAAGGCGGCGGCGATGGCCGCACCGCCTCCGAACCTGAAAATAAGCCAGTGGGCGGATCAGTACCGGCAATTAAGCAGTGAGGCGAGCGCCGAACCCGGCAAATGGATGACGTCGCGCGCGCCGTATCAGCGCGAAATTATGGACGCGCTGTGCGATCCCCGCATCGAGATGGTGGTGATCATGTCTTCCGCGCAGATCTGCAAGACGGAAATCATTAACAACACGGTCGGCTACCACATCCATCTCGACCCCGCGCCGATCCTGCTGTTGCAGCCGACGCTGGAAATGGCCGAAGCCTGGAGCAAGGATCGGTTCGCGCCGATGCTGCGCGACACGCAGGCACTGCGCGGGCTGGTGCGCGATCCGCGCGCGCGGGACAGCGGCAACACGCTTCTGCATAAGCGGTTTCCGGGCGGGCATATCACGATGGCGGGCGCGAATTCCCCGGCGTCTCTGGCAAGCCGCCCGATTCGCCTCGTGCTGTGCGACGAGGTCGACCGCTATCCGGTGAGCGCCGGAACGGAAGGCGATCCGGTCAGCCTGGCGCGCAAGCGTACCACCACGTTTTGGAACCGGAAACTGCTGCTGACTTCTACGCCGACGATCAAAGGCGCAAGCCGGATCGACGCGGCGTTCGAGCAAAGCGACAAGCGGCGTTTTTACGTTCCCTGTCCGCACTGTGGCGAAAGCCAAGTGCTGAAATGGCAGCAGGTAAAATGGGAAAGCGACCCCAAGGCGGTGGAGGAAGAAGACCGGCACCGTCCCGAAACGGCACACTATGTCTGTGAGCATAACGGCTGCATCATTGAGGACGCCGAGCGGCCGAACATGCTCAAGGTCGGAAAATGGATCGCAGAAGCGCCGTTTGATGGCATCGCCGGGTTCCATATTAATGAACTGTATTCGCCGTGGGTGACGCTGCCGCAGATGGTGGCGGAATTCCTGAAAGCGAAGAAGCTGCCGGAAACGCTGAAGACCTGGATCAATACCTCGCTGGGCGAAACCTGGGAGGAAGCCGGGGAAACGATTGAAGCCGACGTGCTGCTGCGCCGCAAGGAAAACTGGGGCGGCGAAGCGCCGGAAGAAGTGGCGGTGGTGACCGCTGGCGTGGACGTTCAGGGCGACCGCCTGGAAATCGAGGTGAAAGGCTGGGGCATCGGCGAGGAAAGCTGGTCTCTGGATTACCGGATATTTCTCGGCGATCCCACGCAGGCGAAAGTCTGGCAGGAGTTGGACGAATACCTCCAGCGGCCGGTTAAGAGCAAGACAGGGCTTTACCTCAATATCGCCTGCACCTGCATCGACTCCGGCGGGCACCACACGCAGGCGGTTTATGAGTTCTGCCGCACGCGCGCAGTGCGCGGCGTGTTCGCCATCAAAGGATTGAATCAGGCCGCAAAGCCGCTGGTCGGCAGACCGAGCCGCAACAACCGGCACAAGCTGAGATTTTATCCCATCGGCGTCGATACGGCGAAGGAGGTCATATACGGGCGCTTGCGGATCACCGAGCCGGGGCCGGGTTACTACCACTTCCCCGCCGAGCGCGACCGCGAATACTTCCTGCAGCTGACCGGCGAAAAGCAGGTCACGCGTTTTCACAAGGGCGCATCGCGGCGGGAATGGGTGAAAATTCGCATCCGCAACGAAGCGTTGGATTGCAACGTCTACGCGCTGGCGGCGCTCAAGCTTCTGAGTCCCGATCTCGAACAGCTTTCCTTCAGCATGCAGGTCGCCCCCCGTCCTGAAACGGAACCGGGGAAGAAGCAGGCACCGGCATCGCAGGAGGAAGGCACATGGATTCCGCGAATCGACAACTGGCTCGACCGATAATTCGATATCTGTCCGTCTGCTCCGGCATCGAAGCGGCGACGGTGGCCTGGCATGCGCTGGGCTGGCAGGCGGCGGGGTTTTCGGAAATTGAAAGTTTCGCCCGCGCGGTGTTGGCGCATCATTATCCGGACGTGCCGCTGCACGGCGACTTCACGAAATTAAGAGATGCTGAACATGGAGCAATTGACCTTCTCGTTGGCGGCACACCCTGCCAGTCGTTCAGTATTGCCGGGCTTAGAAAAGGACTTGATGACGATCGAGGGAACCTCACCCTTGAATATATTCGCCTTGCTGAAAGACTGCGCCCGCGTTGGCTGGTTTGGGAAAATGTCCCCGGCGTGCTGTCGATTGACGGAGGACGGACGTTTGGAGCCTTCCTCGGCGGGCTGGCAGAATGCGGGTATGGGTTCGCCTACAGGATTCTTGACGCTCAATATTTCGGAGTGCCACAGCGACGCCGCCGCGTGTTCGTTGTCGGACATCTTGGAGACTGGCGACCTGCCGCGGCGGTACTATTTGAGCGCGAAGGCCTGTGCGGGGATATTACGCCGGGCGGAAAGGCGCGGGAAGGAATTGCCGGCAACATTACGTCGGGCGCTGGAAGGCGTCGCGGCGGCGGTCAGCAGCCCGAAAACCTGACCGCACACGCATTGGAAGCCAATAACGGCGGCGCCAGCGGCAAGGAAGGACGCGGGTTGGTAACGCACACGCTGCGCGGCGACGGTTTTGACGCCAGCGAAGACGGCACCGGACGCGGCACGCCGCTGGTGGCAGGCACCGTCAGCAGCAAATGGGCAAAAGGCACCGGCGGGCCGTCCGGCGACGAATGCCAGAATCTCATCGCGTTCTCCGCGAAAGATTACGGTGCCGACGCAGACGAGTACGCGCCGACGCTGCGCGCCATGTGCCATGCGGAAAGCCACCAGAACGGCGGCGGGCAGATAGCAGTCGCCATTCCCCTACAGGAGATTGGCAAGCGCACCGGCAAATCCACGGACGACGTCAGCATCGGAATAGGAATCGGTGGTGACGGCGACGCCATGTTCACGCTCCAGGCCGGAGCGCAGCACGGCGTGGCATCGTTCAAGCCGGGACAGTCGGCGGAATCGCGCGGGATCGGATACGACGACCGGCTTTCGCCTTCTTTGGAAGCGGGCGGCGGCGGCAACAACCGTCCCGCCGTGATGCAGCACATGGCGGTGCGCCGCCTGACGCCGCGCGAATGCGAGCGGCTGCAAGGCTTTCCGGACGACTACACGCTCATTCCTTACCGGGGAAAACCCGCCGCCGACGGCCCAAGGTACAAGGCGCTCGGCAACAGCATGGCGGTGCCGGTGATGCGCTGGCTGGGCGAACGGATTCAGAAAATCGAAAACCACAGGTAAATCATGGCATTCACGCAGACCCAACTCGACGCGCTGGAAGCGGCGATTGCCTCCGGCACGCTGGAGGTGCGCACCGGCGACAAGGTGGTGCGTTACCAATCGCTTGCGGATTTGATCCGCGCCCGCGACCTCGTGCGCGACCATTTAACGGCGGACAACCCCACCGAGCGCACCTCACACGCTTCATTTTCCAAGGACTGACCCATGTGGATTGACGATTTGATCGGCGTATTTTCGCCAATGGTCGGGCTGCGTCGGAAACAGGCGCGCCTGGCGCTTTCCGTCATGGGACGCGCCTACGAAGGCGCAAAAAGCGGCAGGCGCACGGACGGCTGGATCACGGCGGGTAATTCCGCCAACGCGGAAATCGCCAGCGCGGGATCGCGTCTGCGCGACCGGGCGCGGGACATCACCCGCAACAATGCCTACGGCCGGAAAGCCAAGCGCGTATTTTCCGACAATTTCATTGGAACCGGCATCATCCCGCAGGCGCGTACTGGCTCCGACCGGCTGAATAAGCAGATCATGGCCGCGTGGGAGAACTGGACGCACATGGCGGACGCCGAGGGCGACTGCGATTTCTACGGCCTGCAGGCGCTGATCGTGCGCAGCATTTACGAAAGCGGCGAGTGTTTTGTGCGCTACCGCGACCGTTTCGCTGACGACGGCATGGCGGTGCCGATGCAGTTGCAGGTGCTGGAGGCGGATTTCCTCGATACGACCCGCAACGTGGAGGCTGGCGCGAATTACATCCGTCAGGGCATTGAATTCGATCCGAAAGGCCGGAGAGTCGCCTACTGGATGTGGCCGTACCATCCGGGAGAAAGTATGCCGGTGCGTCCGCGCTTCCAAAGCGTCCGCATTCCCGCCGACCAAATCCTCCATATTTATGAAAAAGACCGCCCCGGCCAGATACGCGGCGTGACCGCCTTCGCCGCCGTGCTGATGCGCATGCGCGACCTTGACGATTACGAGGACGCGGAACTGCTGCGGAAAAAGATCGAGTCATGCTTCACCGCCTTTGTAATCCAGAACAGCGGCAGCGAGGGGCCGCTGCTCGGCAACGTCGCGGCGCAAAGCAGCGAAAGCGGCACCGGCCAGAATCAGCCCAAGCGCGTCGAGCAGTTCCGTCCCGGCATGATCGAATACCTGAAGCCGGGCGAAGACGTGCGGTTCGGCAGCCCCACCAGCGACGCCAATTATATCGCCTACATGCGCAATCAGCTCCACGCGGTGGCGGCGGGGCTGGGCGTCACCTACGAGCAACTGACCGGCGATTTAAGCCAGGTGAACTACAGCAGCTTGCGCGCCGGTCTGCTGGAATTCCGGCGCATGGTCGAAACGCTGCGCTGGCAGGTCTTCATTCCGATGTTCTGCATGCCGGTGTGGAGGCGCTTCGTCGACCGCGCCTACGTTGCCGGGAAGATCGCGCGCGTCGAATACGGCGTGAATTGGACGGCCCCGAAATTCGAGATGATCGACCCGCTCAAGGATGCGCAGGCCGACACCATGATGATGCGCAACGGCACGCTGACGCTGCGCAACGCCATCGCCAGCCGCGGTGAGGATCCCGACCGGCAGATTCAGGAGATCGGCGAGATCAACCGGCTGCTCGATCAGTTGGGAATCATTCTCGACAGCGACCCTCGCTACACGGCGAAAAGCGGTGTGGCTCAAACCCCTAACGATGGAGAAAGCAATGCCGCAGACAGCTCTAAAACCATGCCACAGGATTAATCTCCCGATTCAAACTCGCTTGGCGCAGCTGGAGCTGCCGCAGGGCGAACAGGAGGCCGACAACGTCTTTGACATTGTCTGGACGACCGGCGCGCGCGTGCGCCGCTACGACTGGATGAACGACGAGGTGTACGACGAAGAACTGGTCGTCACGCCGGAAGCGGTGCGCATGGAGCGGCTGAATTCCGGCTCCGTAGCGGTGCTGAATACCCATTCGCAATATTCCCTCGAGGACGTGATCGGCGTTTTTCTGGCGAACACCGGCGTGCTGGAAAACGGCCAAGGCCTCGGCCGCATCATGGTCGACACCGGCGAGGCTACGAAAGCCGTCCTTACCAAAATTCAAAACCGCATCATTCGAAACGTCAGCGTGGGCTATCGCGTCCATCGCTACGAAATAATCCGCAGCGAGGGCGCAGTGCCTCTCTACCGCGCGGTGGATTGGGAACCGTATGAAATTTCATTGGTGCCCATAGGGGCGGATGCAGGCGCTGGCATCCGCTCCAACCCTCGCTCCTACCCGTGCGAGATTATTCAACCTCAACATCAACCTAAGGAGAATCGAACCATGCCCGACAACGACATCAATCAGGATCCGAACACGCCTGAAAATCCCCCGTCCAATCCTCCGGCAAACCCTGCGGAAAACCCGCAGCCGGAGAATCCCGCACCCGCCAGCAACCCGCCAGCGGACAACCCCGCAACCGATCCCGACGATCCGCCGCCCGCATCTGAGCCTTCCGGCGAAGGTCAGGCGGAAGGTGTGCGCATGGAACGCTCACGCGTAATGGAAATCCAGAAAATCGTGCGCGCGGCGAAACTTCCCGAAGCGCACGCTATCCGGATGATCAATGACGGCACGTCGATCAAGCAGGCGCGCAAGGCGGTTCTCGACGAACTCGCTCGGCGCAACGGCGAAGGCGGCGAAATCCGCTCGCAGGTGACCATCACCCGCGACGAAATGGACAGCTGCCGCGCCGTCGTGGAAAACGCGCTGCTTAACCGCTTCAATCCCGACAAGTACAAGCTCGACAGCGGAGCGCGGGAATTTCGCGGCATGAGCCTGCTGGAAATCGGGCGCGACATGCTGGAGCGGCGCGGCACGCGAACGCGCGGGTTCTCCCGCGTGCAGCTGGCGGGCGCAGTCCTGGGGCTGGAGTCGCGCGGCGGTCTGCAAGGCAGCAGCGATTTCCCCTACATCCTGGCGAATGTGGCCAACAAGACCCTGCGCGACGCATACGAAGCGGCGCCGCAGACCTTCAAGCCGTTCTGCCGCCAGACCATCGCGCCCGACTTCAAGATGCTGGCGCGCGTGCAGCTGGGCGACGCGCCGACGCTGGAGAAGGTGAACGAATCCGGCGAGTTCAAGCGCGGATCGGTCAGCGACGCCCGCGAGCAGTATGCGCTCGCCACCTACGGTAAGGTGGTCGCCATCAACCGTCAGGTCATCATCAACGACGACCTTGATGCCTTCACCCGCTTGCCTGCCATGTTCGGACGCGCCGCCGCCGATCTGGAAAGCGATACGGTGTGGGGCATCATTACCGCGAACGCGGCGATGGGCGACGGCACGGCGCTGTTCCACGCCACGCACGGCAACCTCGCGGGCAGCGGCGGCGCAATCGCCGTGGCCACGCTCGGTGCCGGTCGCCAGGCGATGCGCCAGCAGAAGGGACTGAACGGCCGGTACATCAACGTGATGGCGAAATACCTTGTGGTGCCGTCCGCGTTGGAAACCATCGCCGAGCAGTATGTGACGCAGACGAACGTCATTTACACGAAAAGCAGCGACTTCAACCCCTTCGCCAACAAGCTGCAGGTGCTCGCCGAACCGAGGCTGGACGGCTCGTCGGCCATTTCCTGGTATATGGCCGCCGATCCGATGCAGATCGACACCATCGAGTACGCTTACCTCGAGGGCAATGAGGGCGTCTATCTCGAAAGCCGCGTCGGCTTCGATGTTGACGGCTTAGAGCTGAAGGCGCGTCTGGACTTCGCTGCGAAGGCGATTGACTGGCGCGGTTTCTACAAGAACCCCGGCGCGTAATTCCCGCAACGACGGTTCATCCACCGGCGGCCTGGGTGCCGCTTTTTTATTATCAAACTTAAGGAGAAATCTCATGAAGAACTTCATTCAGGAGGGCAAAACCCTCACGTTTACCGCTCCCTATCAGGTCGTCTCCGGCGACGGCCTGCTGGTGGGTTCCATTTTCGGCGTGGCGGCGAACGACGCCGCCAACGCAGCGGAAGTGGAAGCCGTAACCGAGGGGGTGTTTTCCCTGAAGAAAACCAGCGCGCAGGCATGGACGGTCGGCGCGCTGATTTACTGGGACAACACCAACAAGGAATGCACCACCACCGTCGGCAGCAACAAGCTGATCGGCACGGCGGCTGCAGCGGCGGTAAACCCCAGCGGCACCGGCCTGGTAAGGCTCAACGGGGCTTTTATCAGCTAGGCGGAAAAGGCGGCGGTTTGACTCCCGACTGGTCGGATCATGTGGATTCCGAACTCAGGCTGGAGGATGCGTCGCCTATTTCGCCATCGTGGAGGGATAGCCCATGACCGCTTTCGAATCTGCGATAAAGGCGATCTTCGCCGATCTCAACATGGCGAAGGACGCCACCTACGTCCCGCTGCAGGGCGAAAACCGTCCGGTGCGCGTGGTAATGCGCGCGCCGGACGTATTCGCCAACGTGGGAAGATCGCTGATTGAAACTCCCAGCGCCGTGCTGGAAGTGCAGGTCTCGGATTGTCCCGTTCTTGTTCCCGGCGACAGCTTCATAGTCGGAGCCGTCACCTATACCGTGCAGGGAGAACCGCGCCGGGATTCCGAACAACTGACCTGGCAGGCAGACCTTTATGCGGCTTGAAGCGGCGATCAAAGGCGATCTGCATAAGTTCATGCGGAAGCAGACGGAAGCGGCGGAAATCGCGGTTACCGCCGCCGTCGCCGAAATATCGGCCAATATAAAGAACGATCTGCGCGCTCAGGTGCAGTCGGCGGGACTTGGGCCGCGCCTTGCCAAATCGTGGCAGGCAAAGGTATTTCCGAAAGGAAAGAAATCCATCGAGGCGGCTGGCTGGATTTATTCCAAAGCGCCGGTGATCATCCGCGCCTTCGACGAAGGCGTGCGGATCAAAAGCAAAGAGGGATTCTTTCTGGCCATCCCTACCGAGGCCGCGCCGAAGCGCGGCGTGGGTGGCAAAAGGATAAGCCCGTCAACCTTCCCGGAATATTCGCTCGGCAGGCTGCGCTTCGTCTATCGCAGAAATGCGCCGTCGCTGCTGGTGGTGGACAATTTGCGCGCCAGCACCGGCAAGCGCGGCGGTTTTCGCAAGGCTTCCGCCACCAGCTTACGCACCGGGCGCGGCCTGACCACGGTGGTGATGTTTATCCTCGTGCCGCAGGTGAAGATTTCCAAGCGCCTCGACTACAGGTCGGTGGTGAACCGCTGGCAGCCGCAACTGCCGCAGGCGATTTTAAGAAACTGGCCGGAAGTGCCGTCGCAAGAGTAATCGTAAATGACCGTTTCCATACTGCACGGTGATTGCCTTCAAGTGCTGCGCGGGCTTCCCGCGCAGTCGGCGCATTGCTGCGTTACCAGCCCGCCTTATTGGGGCTTGCGCGACTACGGCGCGGAAGAACAGATCGGGCGCGAGGAAACGCCGGAAGAATACGTCGGAAAGCTGGTCGCCGTCTTCCGCGAGGTGGCGCGCGTCCTGCGAAACGACGGCACGCTGTGGCTGAATCTGGGCGACAGCTATATGGGAAGCGGCAAGGGTTACGGCGATATCGGCAATCCCTGTAAGCAGAACAGTAATGCGGGCGCACTGCTTAACCGCAGCGAGAAACCGCACACGCTGGCGAAGCACCCGTTCCTCAAGCCGAAAGACATGGTCGGCATTCCGTGGCGCGTTGCCTTCGCATTGCAGGCAGACGGCTGGTATCTGCGCAGCGAAATCATCTGGCACAAGCTCAATCCCATGCCGGAAAGCGTGGAGGATCGCCCCACCACGGCGCACGAGCGCATTTTCCTTCTGAGCAAGCAGCCGCGCTACTATTTCGATCAGGAGGCGATCAAAGAAGATGCGGTCACCGACGAAGACCGGCCGTCCGGCGTC